TATTAACAGCAAGTATTATGGGGTATCAAAGAGTTTAGAACAGGCAACCTTGCTTGCATCTAAAATGTATAAGAAACTAGGCTACCACGAAAACCATGGGAGATAGACATGATTACCTTGACACCTACAGTAAAGCCTGATAAAATACAGGTTGGTGACTTAATATCAATTACAGGATATAAACACCACAAAGATAGAGTTACTGGTATAGAAAGATTTAATGACGGTTACATTATCAGTACAACAACTAATAAACTAACAACATCGGAGACCAGTAGGTTTATCCGATATTAGAGGGGTAGGGTATATGACTGAATATGTATTTGACATAGAAGCAAATGGATTGAACCCTGACAAGATACATTGTTTGGTGGTAGATGATGATGCGTGGCTTACTCACAAAGACAGTATCAAGGCTTTCTTATACGGAGTGTCAGAAGAAGACCACTTAATAGGTCATAACATCGTGCAGTATGACATTCCAGTGTTGAAGAAACTACTAAATGTCGACATAAAAGCCAAACTTGTCGATACTTTAGCCCTATCTTGGTACTTGTTTCCTAACAGAACCAAACATGGCTTAGAGTCTTGGGGTGAGGACTTTGGAATACCTAAGCCACCTATTGTAGATTGGAACACATTAAGCCAAGAGGAGTACCTACATAGATGTGAAGAAGACGTACGTATTAATACATTGCTATGGGACTTAATGAAGAGGAAGCTAAAGCAGATATATGGTAGCGACAGTTATTGGGGTTTGATTGAATATCTTACCTTCAAGATGGATTGTATGAGAGAGCAAGAAGCTGTTAAGTGGAAATTAGACGTACCTGAATGTATAAAACTCTTTACACTACTAGAAGAAAAGCAAGGTAATGCAAAGCAATCTTTACAGTCTGTTATGCCTAAGGTTAAGAAGTACACCAAGAAGAAACGACCAGCTAAACCTTTTAAGATTGATAAGACATTAAGTAAGAATGGGGAGGCTTGGAAGGCTATATGTGCGGAGTACGGTAAGAGCTTTGACTATGAAGGCACAATAGAAGTCTTCCATAGCCTACAAGAGCCTAATGCCAGTAGCTCTAAACAGATTAAGACTTGGCTATTTGACTTAGGTTGGAAACCAGAAACTTATAAATTCATTAGAGAAGAGGAGTCAGAACGTAAGATAGAACAGATTAAGAAGGGTGATGAGTTATGTCCTTCAGTACTTAAGTTGATACCCAATCACCCAGAACTACAATACCTAGATGAATTGGGAGTTTTAACGCATCGTATAGGAGTGGTAAAGGGTTTTTTAAGAGATGAGGAGGATGGTTACATAGTAGCGGGTATAGGAGGTTTAACTAATACCCTTCGTGTAAAGCATAGAACTTGTGTTAACATACCCAGCCCTAGAGCACCTTATGGTAGTGAGATTAGGGGCTTACTAACAAGTAAGAGTGGGTTTGAACTGGTTGGTAGTGATATGTCTAACCTAGAAGGTCGCATTAAGGAACACTATGTATACCCTCATGACCCTGACTATGTAGAATCGGTTAATGCTGAAGGTTATGATGGACACCTTGAGATTGCTGTACAATCTGGTATGATGGAGGAGGTTGAAGCTGAACAATATAGAAGTGGAGATAAGACAGCACGCCTAACAGCCATTAGACATAACGGTAAGACAGCTAACTATGCTTGCCAATATGGTGCAGGGGTTGCTACAATAGCTAGACAAACTGGACTGAGTCAAAAGGAAGCTAAGAAGTTACATACAGCATACTGGAAGATTAACCAAGCTGTTAAGGTTGTAGCGGCTGAGCAAGAGGTTAAGGTAGTAGAGGGTAGCCAATGGTTATATAATCCAGTGAGTGGCTTCTGGTACAGCCTCAGGAGTGATAAGGATAGGTTCAGTACACTAGTTCAAGGTACTGGTACTTATTGTTTCGATATGTGGGTTAAGGAGTTGAGAGCTAAGGGTATTAAAATGATTGGTCAATTTCATGATGAATGTATATCTCAAATAAAAGAGGGGTACAGAGATATGGTAACAAAAGACTTTAAAGAGGCGGTACAAACAGTGAATAAGAAATTAAACTTAAACAGAGAACTTGACGTTGATGTTGAGTTTGGTAATAATTACTCGGAGATACATTAAAATGAATACAAACGTAAGAAATACAGACAAGTTTACAAGCCATGAAGCTGCGGAGTTTATGGAGTCAAGTGGCTTCCAAGGCAAGATGATTGAACGCGTAGTTGGAATGATTACAAACTCCCCAAACAAAACGGGTAAAGAGTTAGCTGATGAGTATGGCTTCGCTGACACAGGTGTTGTTACTAAGCGCATTAGTGATGCAGAGCGAAAGGGGTACATTGAATCCTCAGACACAAGAAAATGCTCAATAACGGGTAGAACAGCGCAAGTCTGGAATATAGTTTGAAATATAGCTTGACAAGCACTACAAATTAGTGTAGACTATACGGGTAAGATTAAAAAACTTTAAACAACTAAAAGAGAGAACTATAACATGGCTATTAAACAACGAGTAAAAGAAGAAAACACTAACGAAGACTTTGAACTATTAGATGCAGGTGAATATGAAGGTCGATTAGCTTATGTAGCTGACCTAGGTGTTCAAGAAGGTATGGAGTGGAAAGGGGTTAAGAAGGCAGACCGACAACAACTCTCCTTAGGCTTAGAGTTAATTGGTAAGACAGTTACTATTGATGGTAACGAGCAACCTCAAATCATGTGGACTTCACCATTTAACATCTTTGGTAATCTATTAGACTTAGGTAAAGAGTTACCACTGTATAAGACCTTTGAGACAGGTGCTAAGGAGGGTGATACAGCAGATTGGGATACTCAACTAGGTAAACCTTGTAACGTAATGATTGAACACCGTCAAGGTAAAGGTGATAACTCTGGTAACACTTATGCAAACATTGGTAGTATCACACCTATCCCAGCTAAGTATCAATCTGAAGTAGAACCAATGGCTACAAGTGATTCCTGTACAGGTGATGCTGATAATGACCAGAACCCTGCTCAACTAGCTTTATATGGTTTAGCGGCTTATGTGTATGGTAGACGTATTGATGGCAGTGAACCTACCTCAGACAATCCTTACGCAGACTAATAAGGGTATGAAAATCCTAATAGACGGAGATATTCTTGTCTATCGAATAGGGTTTGCTTCACAGCGGAAAGGAGAGGACGGGGTTGTTATTGCTGACCCCGTTAGCTTCGCTCTACATTCCATGAAGAAGTACCTGTTCAATATGTACAAGGAAACGGGAGCTACAAGCTCAGAGCTAATCTTAACGGGAAAGGATAACTTCAGGAACGTAGTAGACAAAGAGTACAAGGCAAACAGAAAAGGTACAGCTAAACCAGTTCATTACCAAGCTATACGAGACTACATGGTGAGCAGACTAAAAGCTATCATAGTCGATACTATAGAAGCAGATGATTACATGGCAATGAATCAAACCAAGGACACAATGATATGTACCCTTGATAAGGATTTATTGATGGTTAAAGGTTGGCACTACAACTTTGTCAAGAAGGAAAAGAGATACGTAACCCAAGAGGAAGGTACTAGGTGGTTCTATAAACAAATGCTTATGGGCGATAAAGTAGATAACATTATCGGCATTAAAGGTATTGGAGATAAAACTGCTGACAAGCTACTAGACTCAGTTCAAAGTAACCGTTGGGATGCTTTGGTAGAAGAGAAGTATGAGGAGCACTTCCAAGTTGGCTGGTATCAACGTATGGTACAGAACACTCAACTACTTTGGATGATACAGAAAGATGTACTTATGCCTATGGATATAAGGGGGGGATGTACTTGAATAAATACAGAAGTGGTTTTGAAGAACGTATAGCTAAAACACTACCTAAGGGCTTTGAATATGAAGGTACTACACTTCTATACAAGAAGCGAACTACTCGTAAGATGGCTTGTGATGACTGTGGTGGAGAGCGTATTGTACAGTTTGCTAAGTATCTTACTGACTTCAGACTACCTAATGGCATCTATCTTGAAGCAAAAGGTTGGTTTAAGCCAGCAGACCGTACTAAGATGGTAAGTGTTATTAAGTGTCACCCCGACCTAGATATTAGGATGGTGTTTCAAAAGGATGGATGGTGTACTAAACTGAAGAAACAAAAGTATAGTGAGTGGTGTAGAAAGAATAAGATACAATACTGTATCGGTAAAGTGCCTATTGAGTGGATTAGGGAGGGGGATGGAAATTGAAACATTGTTATATTTGCGGAGTAGAAGACCCTGAATACCGTGTCAATGGGTACTTAAGGGATTGTTTAAGTTGTGGTGGGAGTGGGAGTGTATTGAGTTTGTTTGAGCTATTAGATATTGTACATGAGATTAAACGTAGAGGCTTACTTGGTGAACTAAGTATGGAAGACCACATTGAAGAGGAATATAACAAAGAAGAGTTAGACTTCGATAATGAACATGACATAATCAGGGCAGAGTCTGATGCTATGACAACCTATTTGGAGGAAGAGTATGGAGATTATTAGTAATATAGTAATGGTGTGGTTTGGGTTAGGCTTTCTAACCTACCTCCTTTGTATCGTAGAGAGTCTATATCTAAAAGAGCCTTTGTTTCCTGAGAGCTTGAAGTTTGAGTTGTTGGCTATGGTTACTATGACATTGATGGGGGCTTACACTTTTGTAGACTTCTTTATCTATGCCTTTAATGAGTATTTTGATTATAGTGGGGAGGATGAGTTATGAATTATAAAACTCTTAAAGTTTGCATAAGTACAGGTTGGGCTTTGTTTGGTGTGTCCTTAAAGGCTTATGGTATCTACCTACTTGTAACTCAGGGTGTGACAGAAGTCGCATTACTCTTAATACTAACAGGTCTTGTGCAGACTAAATTATCTTTAGACAGAGTCCTTGAGGGGGGTATGAGTTATGAGTAAGGCATGCAAAACTTGCCTAGAGGAGAAAGAGCTATCGGAGTTTCACAACTACCAAAAGGGTGTTGATGGTAAATACATACATTGCAAACTCTGTACTAAAGAGTTAGACGGCAGGACTAGGGATGACAAGAAGAACTACATCCTGACTAAGACTTATGGTATTTCGGTTGAAGAGTACAAAGGCATGCTAATCCATCAAGGGGGTGTCTGTAAGATTTGCTCTCAACCAGAAACACAAATAAGGTACGGCAACCTAATAGCACTGGCAGTTGACCACGACCACGAAAGCGGTAAAGTTAGAGGCTTGTTGTGCTCCGACTGCAATAGGGCTTTAGGGTTATTTAGGGACAGCACAGAGGTTCTTGAGCGTGCTGTAAAGTATTTAAGGGGATAAGATGAAAATAGCAGTAATACCAGATGTGCAGGTAAAAAGTGGTGTACCAATTGACCACCTTCTTCATGTAGGTAGGTTCATAGCAGAAAAGAAACCAGATGTAATTGTTTGTATAGGAGACTTTGCTGATATGCCTAGCCTCTCTAGCTATGATAAGGGCAAGAAGAGTTTTGAGGGAAGGCGGTACAAAGATGATATTGAGGCTACTGAGTTAGCCATGAGCTTGATGCTAGAGCCAATTAAGAAGGAGGTAAAAAGGTTAAAACGCAACAAGAAGAAGCAGTGGAATCCCCGAATGATTATGACTTTGGGCAACCATGAATATCGTATTGAACGTGCTATAGAGAATGATGCCATACTAGAAGGTGTTATAGGTATGGACGACCTACCATATAAGGACTGGGAAGTTTACCCTTACTTAGAGGTGGTAGAGGTTGAAGGTGTTTCTTTTAGCCATTTCTTTACTTCAGGCACTATGGGGAGACCTGTAGGAAGTGCTAGAGCGTTAATCACTAAGAAGATGACAAGCTGCGTACAAGGTCACATTCAAACGATGGACGTAGCCTATAGTTATAAGCCTAATGGAGACAGAGTTACAGGGTTAATGGTAGGCACATGTTACCAACACAGTGAAGGCTACCTAACACCACAGGGTAATGTACATTGGAGGGGTATGCACATGTTATATGAAGTTAAAGATGGTAATTTCGA